ATGGGTGGCGCTATTAAAGACAGCAATAACCCGTTCTTTAAATCAAGTTACGCAGATCTTACCAGTATAATAAAAGTAATTAAAAAGCCCCTTTCAGATAATGGCTTGTCTTTTGTACAACTACCTATTACTTCAGAAGGTGGCAAAGGCGTTGGTGTAATAACAATGCTTATGCACAGTTCAGGCCAATGGGTACAAGGTGAGTATCTTCTACCTATGGATAAGATCACAGCACAGGGTGCTGGTTCAGCAATTACATACGCTAGACGTTACGCACTACAGGCAATGGCTGGAATACCTACTGTAGACGATGATGCAGAAGCGGCTATGTTTAGAGGCCAACCAGTAGCCCAAGAGCCACCACAGAAACGCGTTAGCAAGACGTTAGTACAATCGGTTGTTGCGCTAGTGATCTCTAGCCAAGCATCTGAAGAGACAAGCGAGCTAGTAGAAGCGTTGGCTGAACTGGATGAGATTGAGAAGCAAGTTATATGGAAACAATTAACCACTAAGCAGAAAGAATTTGTTAGATTAACTAAGGAGATGTAAAATGAGCGGATACGATAACAACAACACAGGTGCATTATTCAAGAATGACAAGAAGCAGTCAGATCGTCACCCTGATTATAATGGTAGCTGTGAAGTGAATGGTGTTGAAATGTGGATGTCTGCGTGGCTAAAGACTAGCGCGGCTGGTAAAAAGTTTATGTCGTTTAGTTTTAATCCTAAAGAAGTTCAGGCTAATAAGTCTCAACCATCACAGGCACCAGTTAATAACTTTGATGAGGATGGTGATATCCCTTTTAGTTGACCCCATTCTAGTTAGTGCGTAAAGCATAGGATGGGTAGCAAGTAAAAAAAGCCCCACGGTTTTAAGGTGGGGCGAATTACTTTAGGAGCAAGATCATTATAACACAATTGGAGAATACAGATGTTAATTAATACAGGTGCTAGCCTACGGGTGGCACAAGCGAAGAACAAAGTAACGGGCATTGCGCTAGGTAAGGCTTTTGGCGTACACCCACCACAGGTTCAGCGGTGGCGTAACAGCTCAGATATGAAGATATCTTTAGCCAAGCGTTTAGCAGATCATTTTGGCATCACGCTTGCAGAGTTCCTTTTGCTTGGTGAAGAGAATGAGTGATATTAAATTCACAGTCACTAACGATAACGTCAAAGTTGAGATGACCAAAGTTTGGGAAATGGCAAACAAAGGTTTAAAATCTGGTGAGGCTGTTGTTGTTACCCTAGGCCGTGAGTCTGCTAGCGCATTACAGAGCAAGTGCTATCACGCCATGATAGGTGATATTGCAGCGCAAGTAATACGTGAATTAAACTCGTACACTACAGATATATGGAAAGCACTTTTAGTATCTCAGTTTGCTACTGAAAGACACCAGCAGGGCAACCCTTTGCGTAAAGGTAATAAATGGGTGCCAAGCCTTTGCAATACTCACATGGTTTGCATTCGCCCCAGTGTTAAAGAGTTTAACAAATCTGATGCAAGTGATTTTATTGAATTTTTATTCTCTAAAGGTTCTGAATTTGGCGTTGAATTTACTGATGAAACATTAGAAAAATACAATGATTATTCCTGTGATAGAGGATAATAAATGAATAAATTAATAGCGGTTTTAATATTTATACCGATAATTGCAGGGTGTAGCGTAAAAACTTACCCAGAAACCAAATGCAGCGACTTTCAATTAAATGAAGTCGCCAAAAACATCGCGTGGTGTTTTCGGGCGCACAATAGCGAGCATCTTTGCAGCGCAAAAGCAAAATTTAAAAAGTGTGATCTTATAAATAATGGCTAATACTAAAAAGCGATGCCGACACTGTAAGAAGTACGGCCTAGTAGAATCTGGCGTTAAGGTTCCGCTTGGTTGGTTCTGTGCTATGTCATGCGTTATTGAGCATAGCAAGAAGGGCGCTAAGGCCACCACAGAGAAGCGCAAGAAAGAAACCCTAACCAAGTTAAAGGCAGAGCTTAAAACGGCTTCACAGTGGCGCGTAGAAGCTCAGGCAGCGTTTAATGCTTACGTTAGGTACCGAGATAGAGACTTGCCTTGTGTTAGCTGTGATTCTGTAGCAGATAAAGACAATGGTTACTGGGATGCAGGACATTACCGCTCTAGGGGCGCTGCTAAACACTTATCATTCCACCAGCATAATTGCCATAAGCAGTGCCATAAGTGCAATCGATACCTTACTGGCAACGTGGTTGAGTACCGCCATAAGCTTATAGACCGCATAGGGCTAGATAAGGTGCAGGCATTAGAGCATAACAATGACGTAGTGAGGCATGACATAGCATACCTAAGCAGAATAAAACAAATATTCAAAGCAAAGCTAAAAATAAAGAGGTTGTTTGATGCGTAAATTAATGGCAACAAGTGCTGAGATTAAACTGGCTGCTCAAATGGCGTCTGATATGGGCGTACTAAAAAACTCTTTAACTAGAGGTGGTGGTAGCCAAGCTGGTTTTCTAGCAGAGATAGTTGTAGCTCGACACATAGGTGCTACGCAGGCAAATACTTATGATTATGATCTTGTTATGCCTAACGGTAGAACTATTGACGTTAAAGCCAAACGTACCAGCGTAGAACCTAAAGAGAATTACGAATGTTCGATTTTTGCATACAACACTACCCAAGCATGTGATGATTATGCTTTTTGTCGTGTTCTAAATGATATGTCTACTGTTTGGATTCTTGGAATAATAAAAAAGAAAAATTATTACAAAAGAGCCACTAAGCGATTAAAGGGAGAGCATGACGCAAGCAACAATTTCACGTTTAAAGCCGACTCTTATAATATGAAAATATCTGATTTAAACCCATCTCATTAAATTTTCTTTACCACAAGTGTTTACACTGTACACAAAGGTGTATATAATTACCGTAAGTTAATTAAATAACAAAACGGAGCAACACATGAAAAAGACTAATCCAGACATTTTAGAAACAGTAATCCTTAACGCTCAAGATGATTTATTCTATGAGATGATAACTACTGGTTCTGTATTTATCAATGATAGCTTAGTTTCTATTTACGATATGCTAGAGCTTCTTGATTGCCAAGAAAAAGACACAATTATTGCTATGCTACTTCGAGGTAATGAGGAAACTAAAAACTTTGCCCACGAAACACTATGGCAAGTATTTGCCAGCGAGTTTGACAGCGAAGCAATTGACAAGCATTTAATCAGCGAAGGGGAGGAATACTAATGGGACACAACAAGCTTTTCACATTAGAAACACTAGCTAAATTTTATACAGATGCAGCCAAAGCTGGAGGTATAGAGACAGTCGGCTACAAGGGTTCGTTGATGGTACGCAATGGCCCAAACCTAAGCCATTGCGTATCAGATTGGCGACCTAAACAAGTGCCTGTGGTACGCTATATGGTCAAGTATACTAATACTGTTACAACAGTACGCAGTCCTGAGTCTTATGATGATAGTGTGATGGAACGTAGTTGGGTCTCTTATAGAGATGCTAAGGCTTGGCTAACGGAACATCCGTCCTATGCAGGAAGCATAATCAGACTAGTGGAGGAACAATCATGAGTAAATTTACAGCAGAGCTTTTCACATTAGAAACACTAGCTGAGTTTTATGCAGATGCAGTCAAAGCTGGAGGTATGCAGTATTGGTATACACCCGATAAGGAGTGGCTGATAACAGGTGGGCCAAACCTAGACTCAGTGGTAAAAGAATACCGCCCTAAGCCTGCTCCTCCTATAGTACGTTGGATAATTCAATTTGATGACGGAACGACCCATCACAAAGTATTTGATACTGAAAGAGAGTCTCTTATGTTCGAATCGGACAATATATGCTGGCCTAGAGCAAAAATAATTAAACTGGTTGAGGAGCAAACATGAGTAAACACATAGAATCAGACCTAAAAGAAGCGTGTTTAGATTGGGGAAACCACTATCACAACACATGCCTATTATCGTCTAAGCAGGAAGACATCAGCATACAGTTCGACAAATGGTGGGCCGAACGCAATAACCCAGCTAAAAAGATTATTGACCTAATCCCCCTACTTGAGTCAGGTATTGACTGTGAGTTTAGTGATAAAGACCATACCCGTGTGGACGCTATGGGGGTTTTAGGTGCTATAGACCATCGTGTATCACCTAATGAGCACCCTTATGTTAATGAGGTGGATGGTACAGCATACCGGTATTGCCGACCACGTATGAATCACACGATGTTTCACAATGGGGGTGAGTGTCCTTTGCCCAAAGGGTTTAAATTAAGGATTTATTTTAGAGGCTCTGCGGTTCTGGATAAGCACCTCTATTTAGACCGCAAATGGTTACATACAGATACACACTTTTCAGACGTTATCGGATATGAAATCTTAGGTCTGGCTGACGGTTACGCATACCCGTGGGAGCAAGCAGAATGAGTGGATTTCAGAGCTGGATCTTATTCTTAACATTATTAGTGCTAGCTTTAGTGCTAACTCTAGGGACAAACCTAGTGTGGCTCGCTGGACACAAAGAAGGATACAAAGACATGCAAGTGCAAGCAATTGAACACGAGTATGCACTACATTGTCCTGTTGATGGTACCTTTGCTTGGAACGGGGAGTGTGAAGAATGAGCGCACAAGACAAGCCAGTAAGCAGGCCAATGAATCAAAAGTTCAATGATAACTACGATAGAATCTTTAAAAACAAAGTACCAGATCATGAACGTAACCGCGTTAAAGATTGGGTTTATTTAGGTCTGTCGCCAAGCACAGAAGTGACTGAAATTGATTGTACAGGGAAAAAATAATGAGCATAGTATTTACACCAAAAATAGCATTTAACTTTGGAAGTGGTCAAGTAGAGCCAGTACAAAAAAAGAAAGCACAGCCGATGAAATATTGGTCAAATGTTGAGCTTGCCAAACTTTGTGATTTACGCGCCCTTGGCCTGTCATACTCTGATTGCTCTAAGATGTTAGACCGCTCTAAAAGTTCCTGTCAGTCTGCAGTAGATGAGAGAAGCTTGTATATCAGGATTATGCGAGCTAGAGAAAAGCTGATCGAAAATGTTATTAACCCAAAGGAGAGTGAAAAATGATTAAAATAGAACCAACAATAAATATAAATGATCTTGACTAGATCACAGTATTTGATAAAATAGAACCCACTTTAACTTTAGGTAATAATGAACATGACATTGCAGGAAAAAATACTACGACAGAAAAAGCTAGACTACTTAAATCAGGAGATTTCTAATTATGAACAGGCCATAAAAGTGAATACGAATCCCACCTTTACAGCCTACAACGTAGCTAAATCATCTAAACTACGGCTAGAGCTAGAATCTATCTAGATTTTGCTTTTAATGGCATTAGTCGCCTGCACTCCGAAGCTAGCACTAACGATACCACCCCAAGCAGCAGTGATGGGCAAAAATAAATCGCTCATCATTGTTGCCGCTGTTTCCGCTCCTGCTATATCACCAATACCAAAAGCAACCATAAAACTAAGCCCCACCATTGCCACCAAGTAAAACCCAAAAGCCCTGCAAGAAAATCGTGATAAATCTCTACGCATTTTCCCGTTAGGGTCTAGTGTTTTAACAAATAAAGATCTAGCCTCTGCACTCTCCATATCTGTTTCGATAAACTCAGACGCTAGCCTCTCAATAGAACCAACCACACCATCACCTGTCACTAAACTTTTAACTGTGCTAAAAAATCCCATACTATTCTCCTAGTTGGTTTATGCCTACTTTATGGCGCTGGATCTCTCCATGTTCCTTATCGTATACAATGGCACTCATTGTGCGCTTTGCACCATATCCAGAATCACTATGCCACGCATCGCCAGCAGGCAGAGCTTGGAATGTTTCGCAAAGCATACCGCCAATTTCTACAGCCGTGTGATGATGAACATGGCCCATCAGTAGGTGTTTGTGTTCGCACGTACCCCATTCTTTAGACAAAGACCTAGCTGTATACTCAAAACCTCTCTGAGCCTTCATCTTATCCCCATGATGGGTCACTAGCAGGTTGTTGCCATAGGTTATATGCTGAAACTTATGCACATTGTCTAGTACCTCTACACGCGCCTCATTCTCATAGAAAGGTTTAAGCATTACATTCATACAGCGAGAAGTTGAGCTATTGTGATTGCCTCGAACCATCATCAAGATTACTTTGTTGTGACTCTTGAGCATAAGATCAATAGAGCGCCTGTAAATCCGTGTCTGAGCCGCTATAGAGTCGCCATAGTCTCCGTCCATATCCATATGGTTCTGGCCTGAGCTTGTTGTATTATGAAGGTTGTCCGAGTGTCCAAAATCCCCTAAGTCGAGCATTAGCCCTACATCAGAGCCTCCAGACGATTGTATTAGCTTCTCAATTGCACCAACCGTTACACGCTCTGCTATTTCTAAATTCCAGTCAGAATCCCCGTTACGTTCTTTAGTTACCTTCATGCCTATGTGAGCATCACCGATAACGTAAGCTGTGAGTGCCTGTGGGGTGTCTGTGAGTGGTTTTGTTGGTAAAGGCTGGTACTTGGGTAGATCATCAACAAGAGCATCAGCAAACGCTTGTAAGGCCGCTTCTTGTGATTCTTTTTTCAGGTCTGACTTTACCCATTGTCGTATCGGGTTAGAATGCTCATCATAGAATGTTGATACGCCCTTAACTACATGCGTATCTGGTACGCTGTGAGTCATATCATGATCTGGCGACCAACCACGCCTAGAGGCATTACGTTTTACAGTCTGCAATGACCGCTCTAGTGTTCGTGAATTAATATCTAATTCTGCTGCTGCTTTTTTCTGACTGCCATATTTAATAACAGCGTCTATAATCTCTAATTGACGCTTTGTTGCAAACTGTTTTAATTTCTCAAGATTCACTTTTTCACCTTTTAATTAATAGCTGCCTTTCCATACTCTTAGCTTGTCAAACTCACCACTCATCATTTTGCGCTTAACAACCTCTTTCATTGCAGGGTCGTTAAACTTAATACCTGCCTCTGCAGCCCATATTTCCATCATCCCCATATCAATCACACCTACGAACTTAGAATCACCGAAGGATTGATTACCGTTTTGCCGATAGATCTCTGCTTGTTGTAGTGCAGCATCCCAGTTATGCTCTTTAGTGTGGATTAACTTCCCACCGTCTTCAATAAAATCTTCACCAATCTTAGCCATTTCGTTATTTCTCCATTAAAAAAAGGGGCCGAAGCCCCCTTATTGTACCACTAATTAACCTTGGTTTAGGTAATTGTGCAATCTGTGATTAAGCCCATAGACTTTTCATTACGTACTTCTAATGTACCTTCACTAATGATCTGGCGCATTTCGTTATCGCCAGTCTTAGCAAGTTCAGTGCTAGCCATTGGACGTAACTCAGCAAAAGCAAGCTTATCTTTCTCAAGAATCCAAACTTGGTTAGCGATAGACTCACGTACTGGGATAAAATCAACAGATCCCCAAGGTGTCATGTACACGTTGATTAGCTGTGAAACCTTACCAGTAGCGCCTGTACTACGTTGGTTGTTGTTACCAGTAAAGCCAAGTGCTTTATTCATCTGGAAAGAATTAAGGTATACACAGTCTGGCTTGCCGCCCGATACCCACACCTTTTGCATGGCTGAATCGAACTTTGTCTGGTTAAA